CTTAGAGCAATCAGGCGACCATTTGAGGCCAGCCCACTGCAGATGCTGCATGTGGCCGCAGTGCGGGCACGGCACGTGGTAGCGGCGCTGATCACCCGCCAGGAACTTTTCTTCGATTCGGCTTTGCCCCTTGATCTGGGGGCTGCTGATGTAGATGCGAAGGCTGGTGGCTGGAAAGGCCGAGGTGCGCCCCTCGAGCATGAGCAACGGATCGTCCCCGGTGCGCAATGCCGCGGCGAACTCGTCCAGTTCATCCACCAGCAAGAATCGCACGGTGGTGGACTTGAGGCGGGAAGGGCTGCCGGCGTGCTCAAGATAGAGCTGGCCACCGATGAAGTCCTTGAAGGTCTTGGTATTGCTCGAGTTGCGGCTGGAGATGCTTCGCAGGGCTTCCTTGACGGCCTTGGTCTCTTCGATCATGGGGTCCAGCTTCTGGTTGACCCACTTCTCCATGCTGACTTCGCCGGGCAGGCAGACCATCACCGGGCCCGGATTCTCGGCCATGATGTAGCCGAGCGCATTCACCTCCACCTCGGTCTTGCCGAACTGGATGGGGAACATGAGCACCACCTCGCGCACGCCGCTCTTGTTGCTGCAGGCGTCCATGGGCTCCTGCAGAGGTGGATTGCGTGCCGTGCGCCACTGGCCCGGCAGGCTGGAGCCCTTGGTGCTGAGCACCCGATTCTTGTCGGCCCACTCACTGACCGTCCGGCGCTTGCGCGGTGCCACGCTACGCGCCATGGAGCGCAATGCCCGCGACGGGCACGCCATAGAACCTGAATTCAAAGCTCTCACTCGCCTGCCCCTCCGTTTCGACGACTCTCGATGTCATCGGCCAGCTTGTTGATGGCGGCCGATAGTTCAGTTCTGGCGATGTCCATCTGCTCGCCCAGAATGCGGATCACCTCGTCGGACTCCAGGCCTGCAAGCATCGGCCCGACGGTCGACGGCACCGCATCCAGAACGCTGGCAATCTTGGCTGCCGCGTCTGAAAATGCGCCAATGGCCTCATCTGCGTCCATGAGCTCGCCCACTTCTTTGCGGTAGGCGTTCTCCTCCCGCAGGGCGGCATAGTGCTCGCGCTTGGCTTTGCTGTCCTGAAAGTGAAAGCCACTCTTGCCGGTGCCGCCGTCGTCACCTTCATCAGCGCCCGCACCATCGTCCGAAGACTCAGCGGGGGGCAAGCTGGCCAGCTCATGACCACGCCCGGCCGCATGCCGTGCCGCAACGCCTGCACGGCTTGGGTCCTTCGTCTCCGCGATGCGCCGGATCGACTCGGCCACGCGCACGAACTTCCCGTCTTCGGTCATCACCAGCCGCCCCTCGTTGCGCAGTTGGTAGACGAAACGGCCCTTGTAGCCCATGTGCCTGTTGAATTCGCTCAGAGTGAGCGTTTCTGGGTGTCTGCTTTGCATAGTGCTCATACGCCTGCTGCCTGACGAATCCGGTACCGGAGTCTGCGGCCCAGGTAGTTTTCGACATCAGCGCGCTGGCCCACTTTCTCCATGTCCAGGCGCTCTTGATAATTGCCGGCCCGCACGAACATCAGCACGGGCCGGATGTCGGCGCCGGAGTTACCGACCACTGCCCAGATCCCTGGCGCCAGGTTGGAGGCACGCCGGTCGTTTTCTCCCTTGGCCGTCCACCGGGCGCCGCCGCGCAGCTTTCCGAAGGCCAGGATGTAGCGCCGGCCGATGTTCGGGCCCACCTTGCGAACGCCGGCACCTCCACGCAGCTGCAGCGCTTTGCGCCGGGCGTCTGTCATGTTGGCGCGGTAGCCCTGCTCACCGAACGCGCGGAAATAACTGAGTAGCTGGACAATGAACCCGCCCTTGAGGTTGCCGTAGCGGTCCTCACTGCCAGGGAAGGGCTCGGCTGGAATTGCCGTCTGGTAGCCCCTGGGCAGGATGCCGGCACGGCGCAGCGCAACCTCGCTGCGTTTGTCCCTGCGCTTGCCGCCCAGGTTCTGAGCTTTCAGGATCTTCTTGGGATCGACACCTTTGCCGCCCATGTATTCCGGCTCGATCGTGGCCATGGGCTTGTCCACCGTCGCCATCTTCAGCATGGGGCTGCGCAGGATGTAATCGGTCGGACGGTCAAACACGCTGCGCATTTCCTCTTGCATGGCGCGGCGCACCTCGAAGCCGGCGTCATTGACCGCTTTCACAGAGGCCTCCCGAACCTTGGAGCGCGAGAGCCGGTCCATCAATGTCTGCACGGGCTTCAGCCCTTTGATGCTGCTCGTGATCTGCATTACGCCACCTCGCCGGTTTGTGGGGCCGTGGCGCGGCTTTCAGGGAGAAGCGCCCCCAACCCCTTGCCCACGAACTCCGCGCTGCCTGTGAGCGTGAACGTCATGGCACGCAGGCCAGGGAAGTGCCCACCGTCCTGCAAAGACTTCACCAACGATTGCAGTTGGGGCCAGGCCTTGACCGCGGCGCGAACCTCAGCAGCGTTTTCAGGCGTGCAGGGAATCACCCTCTTCTTCTCTTCTTCCATCTCTATTTCTTTCAAAAAGGGGGATGTAGAGGGATGTGCGCTATGAAGTGCGGCATGTTGTGCGGCATGACGAGCATGTAAGTGATTGATGTGTATGAGGTGTGCGCTATGTGCGCTATGTGCGCCATGAACATGCACACACATGCGCACGCCTGCATGCATGTGTGTGCACGCGCCCGCCTGCACCCCCGTGAAGGGTGATGGCGCACATGGCGCACAACCCATAAAAATCAATGACTTAGTAGCGCACACCATGCCGCACACGTTGCCGCACATAGCGCACAGTTCTGGGCGAGTCACTGCTGCGACGCTCATGCAACACCGCCCTTCAGATCGCGCACGGCCCTCCTGAAGATGTCGATGCGTTCGCCCAGCCAATCAACCTCGCTGTCTCCAACCGGCAACTCATTGCCGCCCGGCAAGTAGCACACGCTGACAGGCCCCCTGACCTGGTGAACATCCAGGCGATAGCGCTTGCGAAGCACCTCACCCTTGTGTTTGCGTGTCATCGAGTTTGAGAAGCGCGGAAGTGTTAGCGCACGCTCATTGGTGGACGCGCACCACCACTTGTAAAGCTCATACATGTCCGACATCAGGCAGGGCGTGAGCAGTGCTGGCGCGCCCTTTGCCGGGAAGCCCGGCAGATCACCCGCCTCAAATACCTTTACGAACTTGCTGGGGCTATCAAGGCTCAGGTCGATCAGTTCACGCTTTGCGTCCGTCATGGGCGGATTGGTGGCGTTCGTGAAGTCCCCCAATTCGAGCTGCAGCAGGAAGTCGTAAAGCGCCGCGGCTCCACCTGCATCAATCTCTGCTTTGACTTCCTTGTAAAAGGCAGCGGAGAGCTTCTCCGGCGTCCATATCACTGCATGGCGGCGGTCATCCTCTTCCAGCACCACGGGCATAGCCTCGTTGGAGAGGAAGACCATGTTCACGTGGTTGGCCTCGTAGTAGGCCGCCATGTTCTTGGGGTTGATGCGGATCTTGTCGCCGGTGATGAAGGCCTTGAGCTTGTTCTTGATGTGGTACAGGTCGGAACGAGCCACAACCTCATCAGCGATTAGGAACAGCTTGCGGCTGGCCCAGTCGTTGAACTTGTCCTCAATGGCGCTCTGGTCGATCGTCCAGCCGTATTTGCCGAAGATCTCCATATAGGCCTCGAAGAACATGTTTTTGCCCGTGCCCTGCGGGCCGTGCATGACGATGGTCGACTTCATCTTGGCACCAGGGTGCTGCAGCGGGTAAGCCAGCCACTTGAGCACCCACATGAAGAGGTCATCCTTCTCAGACTCCGCCGAGCACATGTGCCACAGCAGCTCCAGCAGCTTTTCGCAGGTGCCAGCCTTTGGCTTGGTTGGCCAGCCGTCCCAAAGATTGCAGGTGATGCCCTTGTCAGTGCCTGCGGGATCGAAACCGACCTGCTCGGGACGCACGATCTGGCGGTCTGGATGCTCGCTCCATGTGCGGTACAGGTCGCGGCTCAGACAGATATGGCCCATGTCGGTCAATGTGACCAAGCGATGCTCATCATGATCGAACACCGCGCCGCCCTGCCCATAGACCAAGGCATAACGCTCGAGCAGCTCATCAAGGCTGTCAATCGGCTTGAGCGGTGCAAGAACGCCCGCCTCCCCGCCCCCCTGTGTGCGGAGCAGGGCCTTGGCGCCATTGCGCGAGCGCCAGCCAAGCTCCAGCAGGCGGGCCTCGATCTGGTCGCGCACAACGTGCAAGCCTTCTGCCAGGTGCAGGTCGTTGAAGTCGTTGTACTTCTCGGCCTTGGTCAACCAGGCATCGCGCACGGCCGCAGGATCTGCGAAAGCCGGTGCCAGCCACGAGCCCCCCACCTGCATGGCGCAGGTGCTGGCCATGCTCACACCAGCATTGCCGGCCTTGTGATCTTCGCCGCACTGGGGGCACTTGGGACCGTCGGCCACCCAGACTCGGGTTTTGCACTCCACGTGCTTACCCTGGCGCACCGACTCGGACTCATTCTTGGCGTGGCACTTTTGGGTGTTGTCATCATCAGCGCAGGCCAAGATTCGCAGGCCCTTGTACCGGGCGCGCAGTGCCTCGCCCACGGGCACAAGGTTGTTCGCGTCAAAGGCCACGGCCACCGGCAGTCCAGTCGCTGCATGCAAGCTGGCCCCTGTCGCATAGCCTTCGACCAGCAGCAACAGACCGCCTGCCGTGGGCATGCCGATAAGGTGGAACCGGCCCTTCTTGATCAAGCCAACGGGCCAGTATTCCTTTTCTTGCGTGCCCGGCTTGCGGTCTTTGCCACGGATGATCTGCAGGCCGTGAATGTTATTGCTGGTGTCCAGCAGCGGGATGACCATGGCCCCGCTGGGCGAGTAGCGCACACCGTACCCGGCTACGCCCTTACGCTGCAGGTAAGTGCTCTCGCCTGTGGCATCGCACTTTTTCCATGCGGCCGATGCACGAGCTGCAGCCCGCTCGGCCTCTGCCTTGCGCTCGAGCTCAGATCGGCGTTTGTCCTCTGCCAAGCGCTTGCGCAGTGCCTCGGCCTGCTCGCGGCTGATCTCGTTCTTGCTGATCTCAACCTTGCGGGCATTGTTCTCGCTGCCTTGCCAGACACCGAAGCTGCCAACGATCAGATCGTTGCCGTTGTCCAGGCGAATTTCATGCAGCAAAAACCAGCCGCGCTTTTCTCTCCCGCCATCGGCTGTTCGGCAGCGGCGCAGTCGACCTATCTCCAGCGAGTCGACCAGCAGGCCTGCCGCCTGCAACTGGCCCAGAACGTCGTCATAGTTAGAGGCCATGTCAGTAACTTCCTGCCTCGCTAACTACAGACTTGACGAGGATCGAATTACCCGCATGCAGGAAGGCCAGGAAGGACCCGTGATCGGTGCTGCATGCGAACCACATGCCCGACGCAGCGCGCAGAGCCGCTCCAACTGACAACGAAACGTGTGTGCGCCTTCTTCTAAACAGAAGGGGGGCGGGGAACGGCGAAGCTCCACGCGACGCGGCGCGGCGGCTTGTTGAAGGATTGAACATGCTTGTGTTTCTTGTGCTTGCACCAGGGCTGTCACCCCCTGGCGTGCTGTCTGACGATGCCGATGCCGTGGCAATAAAAGAGCGCGCGCAACCATTCACACGAATCGAATGGAAGTAACCACCACAGGCCACGCAGTCCGACAGAGACTGGCCGAGTGAATGCTTTGCCGTTGCGCGCGCTGAAATCAAACTGCGTCCCTGTCCTTGGGCAGCAGGGCTGCTGATGCAGCCACCAGATGGTTGAGGGCCGCTGCCAGCTCGTTGGCGTGGTACTCCAGCCTGCGATGCGCGTTGCGCGATGGAATTGCACCAGGCTTGAAGCAATGGGTAGCCTGCTGGGTTAAGTCGACCATCTCCTGCTGAAAGCGCCAGAACGCCTCCATAGGATCGCCACCAGACTGATCCGCCACAGCACGAGTGCAGGTAAAGCCAAGGGCCGCGGCCATGGCATGCAACACAGCGTGATTGCCCGTCACCTGCTGGATGGCCAGCGCTTCCTTCAGGCCCAGGATGTAGCGGTCGTTGTTGGTATTGAGCTTGTGCTGCAGCGTGTTGGGCGACACCCCCATGGCCTTGGCCAGGGCCGGTACACCACCAGGGAAGTGCTGGGCCGTCATCTGCGCGGCATCCACCAGATCCATGCCAGCGGCACTGTCGGCCTCGCCCTGCTCATCGCCGTATCCCGGCAGACCTTGAATTGAGATAGTTAGAGACATCAGCGACCAACCCCCTTATTCGTTATGTCCAACACCACCACCTCGCCAACGCCTTGGGAATCAGCCTTCGAGCTGCTGCTCAGCCAACTGATATTCGTGCTGGAGGCCGAAGGGTCTGCCGGCTTCTCTGCCGAGAAGCTCGAGCGCTGGGTGCAGGCGTGCTCATCTCGCATGGAGCAGACCAACTCGGCGCCGCCTGCCACCATCGCCGCATTGCGCGGCTTGTGCGGGAGGGTCACAGCGTGAGCAAAGCCAGCCACCGCCAAAGCAGCCATAGCCTGAAAAGACTTGAGCTGCTCCACCGTCAAGCGCATGCGAACCACGCTGCCGCACTGATCGAAGGACAGGCAAACCCAGCCCTCATGAACGGGAAGAACGCCGCGAACGGTGGCTGGTGCGTAGTGGTCGAGATGAGACTGGGCCCTAGACATTGCTGGGCTCCTTAGGTTGCTGCGCGTCTGCTGCTTTTTCATCAGCGACACGGGACAAAACACCACGCACTCGATCAGCGGTTGCCTGCGGCAAAACATCAGGCCATAGGTAGACCGCCTGAATTGACCGGTAGCCCATTGCAGCAGCCGCCTTCTTTGGCGTGCCACCAAGCAACTCAATTGCGTGCGCTTTCTTCATTGCTTCATTGTAAACATATTTACATGAATGAAGGAAAACGAATTTACACAACAGGACTTATCGTAAACACATGCTCTACGGTGAAAGACTCCAACTTGCGATGGACAAGCGCGGCGAGGCCATTGGCCGCGTCATCGAACGCAAGGAAGTGGCAAAAGTTGCAAATAGATCTGTTCAGAACATTGGCATGATCATCACCAATGCCAAGGAACGCGATCAAAAGCTCTCAACTGAAGCACACGATGCCGTTGCAGCCTTCCTCAAGGTCAATTCACGTTGGCTACTGACAGGGGAAGGGCCTATGGAGGTGAGCGTGCAAGTTAACGCCCCTACAGAGCTGACACCTGCAGCAATTGAGCTTGCCGTGCTGTTCGACATGATTCCTCAGGCTGACAAGCTCAGCCGAGCAAAAGCATTCAATGCAGCCAGCACAGCAATCATGCAAGTGCTTCAAGACGCTGACGCCAAGAAGTAAGCAGGTCTTCATTCGGGAAGACCAAGACGCGCACACCATCTTTTGTGCACGCCTCGACTGACAAAACCACATCTTCATCACACTCTTCGCACCCGCGAATGCGCACCAACACGCCTTCATTGGCTTGACGTTTTGGCACTGTGTTTTTATACATGCTTTTATCTTAAACGCTGCAACTCTTGGTGAGCAAGCACTTCAAGTCAGACTGCATTTGATTTATTTGTAGACTCGTTTACAAATTTATTCGCCATTTTTTGTAAATCCGTTTACACTGCCAACCAGCACAAAGCAAACTTGTTTACCAAGAAATGCCTTGTGCCGGGTGGCTCGGCATCGACCGGGCACCAGACCCGGACCTTTAAAAAGAGAGTGGATGGAAAAGGGTTAGGCTGATGGATCTGGCTCAAAATACTTTGCCAGCTCAGGTGGCAGGCCAATGGAGACAGAGACTGCAGCGTCCTGTTCCTTCTCCGGCATACCGAGGAAGTCTGGGTGATCTTCATCGTGCAAGAGCTGCCCTACCAAGGTTGGAGAAACACCCAACCCGATCAAATAGCCTGCCGGATCGGCTCTCCAGGCGTCCCAGTCAAACCTGAAGTTGAACAGTTCATGCTGGGACTCGAGAAACGGCTGAAGGCGCCCCAACTCTTCAGAGGTGTAGAAGGCTTCGGGGTCTTGGTCTAGCTTAGTGCCATTGCATCTGCGGCACAGTGACACAAGATTGCCAGGAACCAGATGCCCACCAAGCGCCATGGGGACATGGTGGTCAATACTAAGAACCTTCATTCCCCTAGTACCTTGCACGTAGGTTTCGGGCTGGCCGCATTTAAAACAACGCGTACCGAACAAGGCGAAGAATTTATCCCTGTAAACAGCCTCTACAGCTGGGATTGCAAAACGACTGAATAACTGGCGCCGTTCTTTCTGGCGCTGACCCGGATACAGCTCAACCGAGGCCTTTCTTCCCATACGGGGTTCCTCCTGCAAGAAATCTGTGATGTAGGAATCCAGATCCTATTACAGCGAGCGAACCCCACCCTTCTCCATCCATTCTCGAAACTGCCGGATAAATGTGACCAGCACGCCCCGCTGCGAAGCGCCGCGATGCCCTCGGAAATCTGCTCCCACCAGCTGCAGGCCTTGCGCGAAGACTGGTAAATCACTGCCACCCTGGCTGAGCACATCGAGCATGACCTGAGCGATGTGTGTCGAGGCCATTGGTAGTGTCCCGCACCGAGTGCGGCGCCTGACACCAGCCATGGCGAGGTAATGGTTGGAGTGCAAGGTGTTGTCGGGCTGATGGCACCTTGCGCGCAACCAATTACATGCCTTTGCTTTGACAGTACCCCTCAGCTATCTCCCCAAGTGCCAGAACAAGGTACTTGATCTGCTGCCCCTCTTTTACGACGACGCCAGAAAAACGCTGATAGCCTGCGTAAGCACCGTAGCTATTTTTTGCGTTGACGCGGCCACACATGAGCCACAAACCTGCGCCGTCCGGTTTGTAACGCATGTCCTTGATCTTCGCGCTGTCTGAATCCTTGAGTTCTTCCTCAAGCGCCTCTTTCAAGAGCCTCTCATTCAATTTCGGCGCTTGCTGCCCATAAGCAGAAAAACAAGCGAGAAGTGCAAGTGCCGATATCAAAGACTTCATTTCATTTGCCCGAGAGTTGTAACAACACGATTAGACAACATCAGGCAATACATCCCTCATTCACCCTTTTCAAGCCGGGCCAGGGAGCCGCCCTCCTCCCTAACTTTCTGTTTCCCATGGCTGCCAGCAATGGCACCGGCTCTCTATCCCAAGGCCCGCACAACGCGGGCCTTTTTCATGGTGCCACCGGAACACCCCTTTTCCGGCAATTCCTCAACTGCAATGAACGCTGTTACCTCTTCCTCTCCCTCCCTGGCCACTGCTGCGATCCTGAGCGCAGCGGCACTGGCTAAGCTGTCCGAATTCGACTATGTGGTCGTGATCGACAAATCGGGCTCGATGGCCGAGCCCGTCAAGCCCGGCGACACCCGCAGCCGCTACGAGGCGGTGCAGGAATCGGCTCTGGGCTTTGCCCGCGACGTCGGCAAGCTGGACTCTGACGGCATCGATGTCGTGATGTTCTCGGGCTCCGGCATCGTGTCCCACACCGGCGTAACGGCCGACACCGTCAAGGACGTCTTCGCCCAATACCAGCCACGCGGCGGCACGCCTTTGGCTGAAGCACTGACCGAGGCCCTGAAGCTGGCCGGCAAGTCCGACAAGAAGGACTTCATCGTGGTGTTCACCGACGGCGAGCCCGACGACAAGGCTGCGGCAGCCAAGGTGATCATCGACGCGGCCAACCGCCAGGAAACCGATGACGCGCTCACCATCCTTTTTGTGCAGGTGGGCGACGACGCCGGCGCCACCAAGTACCTGCGCAGCCTGGACGATGAGCTGACGGGCGCCAAGTTCGACATTGTGGACGCCAAGACCGTGGCCGAGGCGGATGCCTTCCCCACCACTGCGCACCTGATCCTGGCTGCGATTGAAGACTAAACCATGGTCGACTTGATCCTGCTTAGCTTCATGCTGGCCGTGTTCGCTCTCGGCTTCTGGCTTGGCGCCAAGTACCGCAGTCCTCAAGCGCTCTGGCAGGCGCTGAAGGACCAGGTCAAGTAAGAGCGAGGCCCTGGGCAACCAGGGCCATCACGACGAGGCCTTGACACAAGACTTCGTCGTGATGGATCTGCAACACCAGCCGCACATATCCATTGACCGCGCGCCCGCCAGCATCGTGATTGCTGAGCGGGCTTTTTTGCACCCACCGGAGACCGCCATGCAAATAGCCCGCGTCACCATGCCCAGCGTGCCCATCACCAGCCCGGACTTTGTCTATCGAAACAGGGACTGGACGGACGTATCCATAACCTGGGAAAACCATCGCCAGTTGATGCTCGCGCGCCAGAACGCCGAGAAGCCCCAGCGCAAGACACGCGCAGTGAAACGCGAGGGGAAAGTGATGCGTGTTCCTGTAGATGAAGCACTGCCCCAACAGCGGCCAGAAACACAGAGTCGCAAAACACGACTGGTAAAGCTCGATGGTGTTGTAAGACGCGTGCGCCGCGTGCGTGCCGGCACCACCAGCCACCTGACCATGCCCCTCTTCGAGGAGGCAACCGCATGCTGACCTTCATCCTCTCCAGCGGCGGCGTGTCCATCAGCCACCGGGCCGACTCTGCCTGGGAAGCCATCGACTACGCCATTCAGCACCTGGGCCAACTCAGCAAAGGAATCTCCTGCCGATGCCTTCGCTGAGCAAGTCACAACGCACCCTGATCAAAGCCACGGCCGTGGCCTGGCTGGTCATCACCGGCGCGTGCATCGCCCTGGTGATGGCCCACGGGCTCGCCACTCCGCCACTCTTTCCCTGAGCACGCCTATGCATACCTTTTCCGCCGACAAAGGAACCAAAGGGACTGTGGTTGTGGTTGGGCGAAACGGTCTCATTTGGGAGCAGCTTCCAGCCACTGTCACCCTGTACTGGCCAGGCACGGCCAACCGACGACCAGCACTGATGGTGCAGCTCGACGGCGTGGCACCAGATCACAAGACCTTCATGCGCAATGTTCTGGGCCGCGAGTTGTTTTTCCACCTGAACAAGAAGCGCCGCTGGATCTCCAGCGGATCTCAGTTCAACGGCAGCGACAGGAGAGGCGGAATGCACTTCGCCCCTGGCCCGCAGATCTACGAAGAACCACCCTTCTGAATTACCAACCCGGCGAAAGCCACCACCACCGGAGAAATCCATGCATCCAGTTCCCAACACCAGCGCTGCTCAAACCGATGTGAGCGAGTTCATCACCGATCTTGACGGCGGTCGTTTCGACAGCATGTTGTCGATCGCCCTAGGCGAGTCCGCAGCAGCAGCGGTCGATCACAACAAGGTTGCCGAGGTCAATATCAAACTGCACCTCAAGCGTATCCCTGGCACGCATCAGGTCACCGTCAAGTCGACCCTGAAATACGCACGCCCCACGGCAGCCGGCAAGCGCAGCGAAGAAGCCGCCTGCGACACCGTCATGCACGTGGGCAAGAACGGCGTCATGTCCCTGATGCCCCAGAACCAGACCGTGATCCCCGGCATGCCCGCCAAAGCCTAAACAGGCGACGTCAGCAACTCCAAGCCCAACCCGCCCGGCGCAGAGCCAGGCGGGTTTTTCGTTTTCACCACTCCATCAAACGCAATGAACACTCAGAACGAAGCAACCAGCAATCAGCAGTCCACCGAACAGTCCACCTTGGGCAGCCTGATTTCGAGCATTGGCCTGCCACCCCAATACGTCAACGACCAGCGCGACACTCGCATCGAGCAACTCAACGATGCCCTGCAGGCCACTCGCCCCACATGCCAACAACTCACCGTTGCTGCCATCCCGGATAACTTCAAGGTCGAGGATCTGGAGCGCTTCATGCCGACGCGCCGCCGTGCTGCCGGCCTGATGGGAACGCCCTACATCAATGACTTTGTGGCCTACACCCAAATGCACAAGCAGGATGGCTGCTGCATTTTTGTGAATGCCGACGAGATGGCTGCCACCGCCGTTCTGGACCTGGGCTCACCCCAACAGCCCGGCCATTGCGATAGCAAGGCAAAGCTGGCTCTCAAGCCCACTGCAGCATTTGCGGCGCTGAAGAAGTTCATGAACATGGGCAAAACGCAGCGCGAGATGGCCGAATGGCTTGAAGACTGGGCCACCATCCTGACCGCCAAGGCTGGTGACACGCCAATAGCGATGCCCCAGGCCATCGCCGCCGTGCGCAGCATCACGATTGAAGCCATCGCCAAGTCCAACAGCGAAGAACAGGCACTCAGCAGCGAACGCACGGCCTTCGAGAGCGTCAAGGTCAGCGCCACCAAGGAAACGCTTCCCACCTTCATCACCATGAAGTGCAAGCCATACCCTGAGCTTGCCGAGCGCGACTTTGTGATGCGCCTGAGCGTGACAACCGATGGCAAGCCGGTCATGACGCTGCGTCCACAAGGCTGGGAAGAAGCCGTCGAGCAGATGGGCAACGAATTTGCCACTGATCTGCGCGCCTCCATCAAGAACACCATGCCCGTGCTGATCGGCACCTACGACAAGAGCCGCTAAGCACCATGGCAGACAAGAAATCCATCATCGTCTACGGCCCGCAGGGCTCCGGCAAAACCCGACATGCCGAAGCCCTGCGCAAACACTTCGCGCTGGGCACTGTGTTCGACGGCGAGGAAGTCCACGGGGTGCAAGAGCTGCCGGCCACCGGCGCTCTCATCCTCATGACGCATGCGCCGGAGAGAACGCGCCGCGCTCTGCACATTGACGAAGCCTTGCGCCGTCTGAACCACGAGCCCGCAGGCTACCCGTTCGCTTAATCCACGACCACCCCTCACACGAGGGGAATCTGCCAAGCGCCCTCTTCGGACGCTTGCCAGATTGATTCACCCAGCCCGCCCGGCACCAGCCGCGTGGGCTTTTTCATTGCCAGCGACAGGAGGCACCATGAACCACACCGGCACCGTCTTTCTGAGCCGAACCCCACCGCAAGCCACCAAAGCAGCCTGCGGCGTCTTCCAGCTGGAGCTGCTGGTTTATGACCGGCTCGGCAACCACCACGTCGAGCCATGGCGCGTCACATGGTCCGGCACGAGCGCACAGCGATTCTGGGACGAATACAAGAGCGAGCTGACTCCAGGGCGCGCCCTGGTCGTGAGCCTGGAACGTGCCCGCATCCACTCGCTTGTTTGCCGACCGCCCCGTACCGAAATGCTCGCCAACGTGGTGAGCTGCGCGTTGGTACCGGCCCGCAGCAAGGAGGCGGCCTGTGCCTGACAAGCTGCACTGCGTTGCCGTCACCGGCTTGATCAGCATGCCCAAGGCGACGGTCGAGCGTGAGGCCCAGGCGGCCTACGCGGCAGGCCTGAAGCCCATGGACGCATGTCCTTACCCCTTCCACAGTCAGTGCGGCCTGCACTGGCTGGCCTTCTACAACCTCTGCATTCCTCTACCCAGCCGCCATGCAACGTCGACCCATCAAACCCAGTGAGGACAGCGCGGTCAGCATCACTCACGCCACGCCTGTACTGCGCAGCAGCGAACTCAAGAAGCGCCGCGCCAGCAGGTCCACCGCACCGCTGCAAACCTATCCCTGGCAGGGCCGTAACAGCGAGCCCTACAAGTGTCCGGAGCTGAAGGATACGCCGGGCATCCCGGCCTCTCGAATGCGCGCATTCGCTCTGCCAAGCCGCGTGGGTAACCGACTCCACTACCCGGACGGCACAGTCAAGGAGCTGCCACAGTGAACCGCGCCGATCGCAGAGCAGCCCGGTTCAAGCGGGCACGACCGCCGAAAGAGCAGTCCCTGTACCCGATCCATCTGTTGAACCACTGCCGCCCCTACGAGGAAGGCGAAACGCTCAAGGACGGATTCGACACGCTGGACGCATTCACGCGCCTGCATGAGGGCAATGGCACGGAAGACGATTTTCTACGGGTGTGCGCCGCCCTGAATGTCGCCATGGCCAGGGCTGCAGACATCGACCAGCAGTTGGTGGATCTGATCGCACCATCGCATGACGTCATGAACGACTTGCGCGAGCGCTATGAGCAAACACAAGTCATGCGCCTCGCCCCGGAGGAAATCGCCCCGGTGGCCGAGGCACTGAGCTATGCCCAGACCATCATGGACGCAAGCAGTCCACAGCAGATGCTCGAGGCACACAACACCATCACGCGCGTGCAGGCCGAGCAGGCACGCATCAAGGCAAAGGAGAAACGCCATGCTGGGTGAACAAGCAACAGGCGCTATCGAAGGCGTCTACATCCACACCGTCAGCCACGAACCGCCCCAGGCGTCGTACCAAGGCAAGCCGGCGCAGCTGGCAATCATCACCGAGGACGGCCAGATCATCGCCGCGGGCGCCAGCGTGGCCCAAGAGCTCGAGGCTGCAATCGTCCACTGTTACCGCAACACCCTCAAAGGCCTCGGCCATCTGCGCGTGCAGAGCAGCCCCATTCAGCCCCTGCTGAAAGCAGCCTGAACCTCACCTCATTCATAGATGTGCAGTCATCTATGACAAGCCACCGGCCCGCCTTGAGCGGGCTTTTTGGTATCTGGAGTACAGATGAGCACCCCCTACACACCTCACAAAGACATAGCCTGGATAGACGCCCACGGCGGCAACACTGCAGATTGGCAATGTAGCGCTTCCTACGCCAGCGCCACCGGGAGTATGGATGGATGGAGCGCCTGCCTCGAGCTGAGCAGTGAACGACCTGCAGACCTGTCCAAGCACATCGAGCAAGATAACGGGCACAGGCTGATGCTACGCATCACGATAGCCAGTGAGCATGCTAGGTCAAAGGGCACCCCCATCTGCTGGAGTTCAACCTTATTAGTGGGTGTTGGTAGATATGTGCGCGCCTATGGCTATGCACCCGACTTCCCGGCCGCAGTTGAAGCAGCAATGGGCTACCACCATGAAAGCCGGCAGATTGGCAGCTTGACTTGGTGGCATGAGTCCGATGGAGGCTGGATAAGTTGGCTGGGAGAAATGCGTTTGCATGCCCACCACGTAACAGCCTCTGCTCATGATGCCGCCTACTGGCACTTCGAAACCTCGGGCAATGCCCCGACGCTCGAAGAAGCCGCACTACTGGCAGCCATGCGCCTGCCATCGATCCATTCATAGAAGTTCATGAATTGGTCATCTCACACATATCAATGAATCACAGCCCGCCAAAGCGCGGGCTGTTTTGTTTCTGGAGCATCAATGAAACGCGACCTTTTCACGCTGAACCTTGACCTCGGCCGCGAGCTGATCATCGACAACTTCGCGGGCGGCGGCGGAACCAGCACCGGCCTTGAATGGGCCTTTGGGCGTCCCGTCGATATCGCCATCAACCATGACCCCGAAGCGCTGGCCATGCATGCGCTCAACCACCCCTACACAAAGCACCTGTGCGAGAGCGTATGGGAGATTGACCCGATTGCAGTCACCGGCAATCAGCCAGTTGGCCTGGTCTGGCTGTCGCCCGATTGCAAGCACTTCAGCAAGGCCAAGGGAGGCACACCGGTATCGAAGAACATACGCGGCCTGGCCTGGGTGGGCCTGCGCTGGATCGCCAAGACCAAGCCACGCATGATGATGCTGGAGAACGTCGAGGAGTTCCAAGACTGGGGACCGCTGGTGGTCGATGCGGATGGCAACGCCCGGCCAGATCCGAAAAAGAGAGGCCGTACCTTCCAGTCTTTCGTGCACCAGCTTCGCAGCCACGGCTATAGCGTGGAGTGGAGCGAGATGCGCGCATGCGACCAGGGCGCCCCCACTATCCGCAAGCGCTTGTTCTTGGTCGCGCGCCGAGACGGGATACCGATCCACTGGGGCGGGCCTTCCTACGCGCCACCCACAGATCACCGCGTCATTGCCGGCCTGCTGGCCGCGCATCGCACCGCAGCGCAGTGCATCGACTTCGATCTGCCGGCAGAGAGCATCTTCGGCCGCAAGCGCGATCTGGTGACCAACACCCTGCGCCGTGTCGCAAAGGGCGTGTTTCGCCATGTGCTAAACACCGCCACACCCTTCATCGTCAATACCCGCAACGGTGAGCGTGAGGGACAGCAGCCACGGGTGCGCGCAGTGGATGCGCCCTATTGGACGGTCACAAGCCAAGGCTCACAGGGAGCGCTTGCAGCCCCTGTGCTCGCGCCATTCATCAACGAGCACGCGAACGGCAGCAATCAACGCACCATGCCGGCAGACCAGCCCTTGCGCACGGTCTGCGCTCAAGTCAAGGGCGGGCACTTTTCAGTGGTGTCCCCCACCATGGTGACGCTGCGCGGTACCGCTGAGACTCAGCTGAATGGGAAGTCCGTGACGGAGCCATTGAGCACAGTCACAGCCCACGGCCAGCACCATGCGATGGCTGCGGCCCACATCACCAAGTTCAACACTGGTGCGGTGGGCAGTGCGATGGATGAGCCACTGCCCACCATCACCGCAGGCGGCACGCCAAAGCGCCCCAGCACAGGCATCACCATGGGCATGGTTGCAGCGCATCTCGTGGATATGGGACACGGGGAAGGTCCAGCGGGAGGCAAGCGCTGGAGCCATGGCACTCGAAATATTGAGATGCCACTGAATACCGTCACCGCCAGTGGCGCGACCAGTGCCCTCGCTGCCGTCTGCCTCGAGCAAGCCTATGGCGGCTTCTACGACGGCGACGGCCGGCCTGCCAATGAGCCACTCTCCACCATCACCACCAGCGGCACGCAGCAGCGCCTTATCACGGCCTGCCTGGTGAAGTACTACAGCGAAGGCGGCCAGGACAGCAGTTGCAGCGAACCCATGCACACAGTCCCCACCAAGGCTCGCATGGCATTGGTCCAGACAGCTAAGGTGCCGGCAGCACACCTAGCACCTGAGCATGCCGAGCGTGCCAGGCTCTGCGCGGCCCTGCTGCGCGAGCACCTACCTGACCAATTCCACGAGCCCGCGGACGTGGTGCTGATGTGGCACTGCGGTCAATGGTGGGCGTTGGTCGATATCACCCTACGCATGCTCAAGCCGCGCGAACTGGCACGCGCACAGGGCTTTCCTGACAGCTATCAGATTGACGAGATCCCAGACCCGGCGATCTTGTTCAAGGACGGCGTGCAGGCCGTAGACGACCCGCGTGACATACCGCGCATCAAGCTCAGCACCACCTCGCAGGTCCGAATGATCGGTAACAGCGTCAGCCCGTACATGGCGCAGGCACTGGCGAAGTGGAATTTCAAACACGAGGCGCGGATGTACGCCTGAGACAAGGACACGAAATGAGTAAGCACATCATCCCAACCGAGCTCAATATCGCCCCTCGTGGCAAGTCCTGGCTGAACGGCCAGCTCATCGACGGCGAGCACGGCCATCCGACCAGGCAGAGCATGGAGAACGCTGAGCGCTCGCAAGCCATTCAATGCACCTGCCCAAGTGGTGACGGCTCGCTGCAATGGCCATGCCCCGCACACCCGCCAAAAGCATCGACTTTGGCAGCGCCTGCGGGTGCAGCGAAACCTGCGTCTCCCACATTCATGACAGCAGACCAAGGCCGCGACTGGGCATGGAACGACGTTCGTGAATACGTTGGTACGGAAGGCTGGACAGTAATGGACTCCGTAAACTTCCACGGCTTCTTCCTGTACGGATGGAATTACCGGGGCCAGTATGAGCTGCAGCGCACAGCCACCCGGACAGCAGTCATGCAGGAGATTCTGTCGGCAGCGCCCGCAGCCGTGGCAGTGCCTGATGGGGCCATGGGTCTGCTTGAAGCGCTGGAATCGATGGTAGATGTGTGCGAAGGCCACGACTTTGACGGTGCGCCGAGCGATGCACACATGGAAAAAGCGCGTACTGCCATTTCCGCCTTCCGCGCCGCGCTTGCCGCCACCCCGGCAGCAGCTGCGCCCCTGCCGCTGCTGGTGCGCGACATTGCCCGCGAGCTTGGCATTACATGCACCGAAGCATGTTTAGCGCTCAAGCCTCTGGGCAACTTCAGCACAAATACTGCCGTCACTGCAGAAATGATGGCAAAGCTGCGTGAGTGCTTCCCCGAGCGTGTTCCTGCCTCAGAGGTGGCAGACGCACGCGAACGCATGACAGCAGGCCGCGCCTGCTACTTCATGGAGCGCTTTCTGAAAGAAGAAAAGCTACTCGGCCCCAATGAGCAAGCAGCACTGCACTACGTAATCGACATGCTGGAGGCAGCAGCTGCGCCAGTGGTCACCACAATCCCAGATGCTGCCTACTGCGCCCTGCAGTACGTCGAGCACGCCCTGGCCGCGATTGCTAACCGAGAGGAACTGGTGGAGGGCACCATCGAGCGAGTGGACACCATCGGCAAGGCATCGAAGCGGGCTAAGGCCGCGCTTACACGGCTGCAGGCTGTGGCCCACCACTTCAACGCCCTTGAGGAATCACCAGCAGCACCTGTGCCAGTGGTGCTGCCTGAGCCTGATGCGGCCATCAAGGAAGTGATGGATCTGGTGTCTGATTGGGGAGAGAAAAGTCATCTTTCCGGCGAGGCTCAGCTTGATGCCCACAATCCGGAAGCAACCCAGTCTGAATACGACTACTCGGACTTCTGCCAGAAAAATGAACGCACAGCGTGGACGGCCATCGAATCCAAGCTGCGCGCCCTGCTGGCCGGAGTATCTGCACCGGCTGCGCATAACCGCGACACCGCGACCACGAACGGCGACAAGTGGAAGCTGGTGGACGGTGACATGCGTGAAGCTGGGGATGGATTTATTACCTACCACGCTGCTGCTTACCGCGAAGGTCTGGCCGATGGCTCCCAGGCACAGGCAGACGCGCGGGATGCGGAGCGGTATCGCTGGCTGCGCAGCCGTGATCTTGAAACCATCAGCCAAGGTGGCGTCTTCGCAGGCATGACGCCTCAGAACGTCATCCTCAACGAAGAAGACCTCGATCAAGCTGTTGACGCCGCCATCGCCGCCCAGGCTGCCCAGCAGGGAGGTGACAAGCAATGAGCAAGATCCCGAATCGCACTGAGGCCCAGACCGGTGCGCGCTACCGTGCCTGCCCATGGAGCGACATTCACAAGCCCGGCGCGCCCGTTGTCGGCTATGGACTCCAGGAAAAGCTGCAGGGTGAGCGCTTCTATCGCCCTATCGGCTGGAAAGGAGAGGCTTTCCCATGGGCCACGCTTGCCGAAGCGCGCGCCCAGGCCGGCAAGCTGAACGCGGAAGCCCAGCAGACACAAGGGGGCAGCGATGGAGCTTAGGCCGATCACCCGCGCCGAGGCCGACGACTTCAGCCGAGCCCGCGACCGAGGCGAAGTGAAAGCATGAGCCGTCGTAAACGCCAGCGCCGTGACAAGTGAGCGCTCTTCCCCGACTTTCCCGAACGGGAATGAATCAGCAAAACATACCGCCTGAAGGCACAAATTTCCCGCTCGGGAATATCGATAACCACGAGCCCCGCTGAAGCGGGGTTCTGCACTCAAGGACCCCTGAATGAGTAACTTCCGCGATTACGTCACCAGCACAGCCTTTGCACTGACCATCAGCCACAGGCAAATCCAATGCCTGTGCAACATCCACCACTTCGGCAGCTATTGGGCACTGCTCACCACGTTCCAGGCGCTCGAACGCAAGGGTCTGGTTGAACGCATCAAAAAGGATGAACAAACCAAGGATGGAACAACCCTGCAGCTGACTGATGCCGGCCGCGCCGTCATCCCGCTGCTGGTGCTCGCCGGCCTGTACGTGGAACCCCCTGAGTGGATACACGAAGAAAGACCCAAGCCGCCTGAGTTTGAGTGCGTAACCCTCAAGAAGCCTGGCGAGACAACAAAGATCGTCTTCCGCGAAAAGCAGCCCGAAGCCAGCGAACAGTGAACCCAACGCCCCGCTCAGTGCGGGGCTAGTCGTTTGAGGAATGACCATGGAAGAACATACCGAACTGCAGCGCCAGGCCGCCAAGGCCATGGGCTTCAAGGTCTCCGTGAAGCGCGCCGACGGCGGCCTATTCGTGACCAGCCCGAGTCGGCGTATTCCCTTCAAATGGAACCCTGAACACGATGATGGCGATTCCCGGCGCATGGAGGTGGCGCTTGGCATCAGCGTCGAGCACTTCCCTTACCACCGCCTTGAAAAGCACAGCGTCATCACCAAGCAGCGACGGTCGGGCGACATGATGCGCCAGCACAACCCGACCCAGTTTGCTGAAGCCTACGGCGACGATCCTGCGGCAGCCACGCGCCTGTCCGTGTTGCGCACGGCCGCAGCGATTGGGTGCGAAAAAAACCCGCCGACCTGAGTACAGCGGGTTTCCAAGAAATCAAAAAAGACGGGCGACTTGCAAAGGTGCGGTAACACCCGAGCAAGACCCCAACAGCAGAACGGGCCTGCATGCCAGGCGAAGACCCGCCACTGTCGCGACAGCGTGACGAGTCTAGCCAATTTTTCCCCTCGGAAAGAGCATATGCAGGAAATTCGCTGCGGCAACTGCCGCCGCAAACTGGGCGAAGGTGAATACACTCGTCTATCTATCAAATGCCCCAGATGCGGAGCATTCAATCAGCTGAGCGCCCAGCGCGCCCCTCAAGAGCACCACGGCGTGCCAGAAGCTGAGATAAATGACCAACCCAATCATTCCGTGGATCGGCGGCAAGCGCCGCCTGGTGGACATGCTGCTCAAGCGCTTTCCAGTGCATGACTGCTATGTCGAGGTTTTTGCAGGCGGCGCGGCCGTCTACTTCGCCCGGCACCCTGCCGATGTCGAAGTACTCAACGACGTCAATGGAGATCTGGTGAACCTTTACCGGGTGGTGACCCATCACCTCGAGGAATTTGTGCGCCAGTTCAAGTGGGCTCTCACCAGCCGCCAGGTCTTCAAATGGATGCAGGACACCAAGCCCGAGACTCTGACGGACATTCAGCGCGCCGCGCGGTTTTTCTACCTGCAGCATCAGTCCTTTGGGGGCAAGGTCGCTGGCCAGACTTTCGGTACCGCCACTACGGCTCCGGCCATCAACCTGCTGCGCATCGAGGAAAACCTCTCTGCCGCCCATCTGCGCCTCGCAGCCGGCACTTATATCGAACAGCTGGACTGGGCGGCCTGCATCGACCGCTACGACCGCGCGCACACCCTTTTCTACATGGATCCGCCGTACTGGGAAACCGAAGGTTATGGCGTGCCGTTCCCCTGGGAACAGTACGAGCTCATGGCCAAGAAGCTCAAGGCCATCAAAGGCAAGGCCGTCATCAGCATCAACGACCACCCTGCAATCAGGGAGTGCTTCAAAGACTTCGAGATGGAGGATCTGAAGCTCGACTACACCGTGGGAGGGGCGGCCAATCGCGTGGAGCGTGGCGAGCTGGTCATCTATAGTTGGAACAGGGAGGCTGAACCTGCCGGCCTGTTCTGAATAACAAAGGGGGTTTGTCGTGTGGATCTACATGGACTTTGTATATGACTTCACAGAAATCGTTACAGAGCTGCTTGAAAAAAGAAAAGTGAAAGATGTTCACCTCCTATCTCCTTCGCGCCGTTTTTCAATGCTCTTTGATTCTGAAAGCCGTCAAATCCCCTTACATCGTTACAACGTAAAAATATCAGAAGAGTTGAAGTCCAAGTCGCAGTGGTACCCATTGAGAGACACGCTGGGTGAGATTGCGGAGAGGTTTAGAAAAGGTAAAACGCTGCAACCTTACCTGTCTAGGCTTACCGAAAAAATTGATCGTGTGGATCAACTTCTTCAACACTGGGGCATAAATCACCTTCACATCAGTCCGCTGAGCACTCAGGGACCTGATGGCTTTGTCGAACGCTCCGACCACTTGCTCCTGTTCAGGATAAATGGCAACGATGTGCATCTGATTGATGTGTTGCCGCATAAGACTGTGGACCTTTTCTCACAACCAGAACTTGTACGAATCATGGACCGCAACTGGCCGTCTCTATGCGTACCCATAAGAGGCGCAGTCGGATTGACGCGGACCTTGAATGCAGAAAATTACAAAGCATTGCGCAAGGCCAACGGAATGGCACCTATTGAGACTGATCGCGGCGTCGTGATGACACCTTTCGCTGTAAATACAGCGGGCACCACTCATGAGAGCGTCAGGGCTTGGGATGGAATGATTGTTCGACTGCGCCAACTTCAAGACATTGTCCAATTGAACTACAAGTCCATTTTCAATCCCGGCAGAGCATTTGTAAGTTCGATTCACCTTTTGAGCGTTGAAACGGACGGTTTCATAATTCGTGACGGAGCCACTAATAAAGTCAAATACATCCCTAACACCAATCTCATCTAGTCCCTCCTTTACTCTCCATCCCAATAAAAGTTGACCATATGACCAAAGACGAGATCTCTCAACTTATCAAAGACCTACGCCAAGGTGATGCCACGGCGCACAAGGCAGCCGACCTGATCGAGCATTTGACGAGACAAGCAGCGCCCGGGGTTCGAAAGATTCCAGTGCTCGGAACTATTGAAGACGAAGTCGTTTACATCAAACCCTTGGAGCTCCCACCAGGTACAAAGTGGAGTGAGTAAGGAATGCCAAGCAAAAAGGGCCTGTCCAAAGTGGACAGGCCCTTTTTCATTGCAATGAGGTTAGGTTAATCATCAAACCGGATTTCTTTGTTTTCCAGTGCCCCATGATTCGATATGCAAATGTTGAATCGCTTGAACAGACCGAAGAACTCATTCAGGTGCATCTCCAAACGCACCTTGCGGACCTTCAGTGGTTCACCTGAGTCAATGGCCACCTGAATGTCGTCGTATCCTGCACCGGTTGCCAGCATGACCGTGACATAGACCTTTGAATCCTGAGTGGCCGTATGCACTTCGCCTGAATAGAGCTCGATAGCGAAAACCTGCTCACCCTCATTGATCAAACCCCTCTGCTCAAGGTAGTCAGACATGTCGGCATGATCATGGCGATCTGCAGCTGCCGAACCCTTGAAGTCACCGTACTGTGTGCCAGCGCGAAAAGTCTCTTGTCCCAT